TAATATTTACCAGCACAAGCTCTAAATATGCTCCTATCGGAGATACCAAACGTTTATCAACGGGCACTCGCCCTTGAGAGAAGGATCCGCCTTCGGGAACTCTATCCCGACGGTATTATTCCGTACCTGAAGAGGCAGGAATACGCGGGCAGCATTGCTTCACCCGTGGGACCTTCGGCTACTGTTGCTCCGAGAGTCACCAGTAGTTTCACTGCCAAAGCCCCGCTTTCAACTTACTCTAAGCCGGACTACACCCTGGAGTGCACTGAAACCATGCAATATATCGGAAAGATGGATCCGTATCCTTTCAACAATTCGGTCCCGAAATTCGATCCCTGGTTCAGAACTGTCCTCAAGTCCAAAGCACCCGATGTCTCTCTCTTTCTCGAACAAACATACATTCGAGACCCATGCACACCTGATCGCGTCATGAAATTTCTCAAACTCTTTGATCGCACTTGGAAACGTATGCCAACAGGCAGATTGATGACCCAAGCAAAGCAGATTACGGAGGAACTCTTCTCCCCAATTGGTTTGGTCGAGCCTATCGACTTTAACTACGCTGGGTGGCACGAGATCCTTCCCCATCTCGATATGTCATCCTCTCCTGGCTTACCTCTTCGCAGAGAGTATTCTACGCAAGGTGAATGTTTGGGCCACATCTATGACAAAACGAAGCGGCTCAATCATTTCGCAAAATTCTTACACCCCGGTGCTGTTCGTGCCCCGCCCTGCATGATCGGACTCAGGCCAGGTCTAATCAAGAAGACCGAACTTGACGAAAAGATCAAAGCTCGCGGAGTCTGGGCTTATCCAGCTGAGGTTAAGGTTATGGAAATGCGGTTCGTCATTCCGTTCATCAAACGCTGCTCTCAGATGTTCGGACGCATTCCATACCCTACAGGCCGTAACATGACCAAAGCTCTTCCATTCTTCATTGATTACTTACTTGAAGATAAGAAGTTCGGCCTGGTCACAGACATTTCAAAACTCGACACATCTGTCGGTCCAGATTGGATCGACTGGGCAATGTCCTCGATCAAGAGTCATTTCGATATGGGTATCACCCAATCATCGGATACTCGCAACTCGAATGTCTTTGATTTCCTCCATTTCTATTTCAAACGTACCCCAATCCTTTTCCCATCCGGTCAACTCGTTAAGAAGATCGGTGGGGTACCTTCCGGTTCAGGTTTCACACAACTTGTCGATACCTGGGTCACCACACTTGCCACCGTTTACGCTCGTCTCCGGATGGGCCACACGCCAGAAGATATCAAGAAGATCTTCGTCGTCGGCGATGACATGGCAACCTCAGTCGAAGCTGATTTTTCAATTGAAGAGTTCTCCCATTACATGGCAGACCTCGGCTTCGAGATCAAC